CTCGACGAAGTCCCTGGCTCCCTCGCCTTCTACGAAGAAACCATCTCTGAACTCCCACGCGAACTCTTGGAACGAGAGCTGACTGTGATGTACGATTTTACAAGTACCACAGAATCGGTTAGTATCTGTTCCACATTATCGGAATCCGCCATGTCTCAGTCTTTAATGCAAAAGATAGTAGAAGCCAGGGTCAAAATCGCTGCGGGCGAGATGACTGACGAGGCTCTCCGCGACCTGCTCAAGGAGATGCGCCAGGACCGCGGGTCTGCTGCCATCGCTTCCGCAAAGTCCCGTGCCAAGAAAACCGAGGTCGATCCAGAAGACGCTCTCAAAGCTTTCCTCTCGTAATCCGGCCACCCTCTGGGGTGTCTCCGTTCCTGTCACAGGAGTCCCGAATGTCCGCTCTCTACCGCCCGCCCTTCCCTGCAGTCGTCGATAACACCATGCTCAATACTTTTCGCGGGTGCCCGCGAAAAGCCGAATTGTCTTACATAGAACACTGGAAGTACAAGGGCAAGAGCGTCCACTTACACGCGGGGGCTGCCTGGGCTCATGGCCTCGAAGCCATCCGCCAAGCATTCTTCGACAACGGACAATCCCAGGATGACTCCATAGCCATCGGAGTCAGTGCGCTCCTCGACTTCTACGGCTCGTTCGAGTGCCCGCCGGAGTCAGCCAAGTCCGCCGAACGCCTTGTCGAGGCCCTGGACTACTACTTCGAAGCCTTCCCCCTTGAAACCGATGCCGCGAGGCCGATTAAGCTCCCCTCCGGCAAGCACGCCATCGAGTTCTCCTTCGCGGAGCCCCTCGACTTCCTCAATCCCGAGACGGGCGATCCTGTCATCTATTGCGGGCGCTCCGACTTCATCGCAGAACTCAACAATGGCCTCTATATCGCAGACGACAAAACCACTTCCGCCCTCGGCTCCTCTTGGTACAACCAGTGGGAAATGCGGGGCCAATTCACTGGTTATTGCTGGGCCGGCCACCGCATCGGATTTCAGGTGGATGGTGTATTGGTCAGGGGCATTGCCATCCTCAAGACAAAATTTAATCACGCTCAGCACATCACCTACAGACCCCAGTGGGAGATTGATCGCTGGTACGCGCAGACTTTAAGAGACCTCAAACGCCTCCAGGATATGTGGGAGCGCGGGGAGTACGACTACAACCTGGGCGAAACCTGTGCCGAGTACGGCGGGTGCCAGTTTTCTCGAGTTTGCAAGTCCCCAGAGCCTATGGAATGGCTCCCGGCTTACTTCGAACGCAGGCGGTGGGACCCGCTTACGCGGACGGAAACCTTACTGGAGGTGGAATGATCCGCCAAGCTATTGAACAACCTGTCAGCCCGCCAGATGAAGCCGGGTGGGAAGACTTCGACGGTACTGATAACCTCGACGACGACGCGGACCCAGATGAAGACAGTGACGAAGATTCCGATGACTAGAGAAGAAGACATGATCGCGGGCATCTGTATCGGGGTGCAGCTCGCCCACGAGAACGCAACCAACAAGGGCTTCTGGGAAGAGAACACCAACTACCCTGAAAAGCTCTGTCTAATCCACGCGGAGGTCTCTGAGCTATTGGAAGCCTATCGCGCGAACACTCTCCGGCAGAACTGCCCCAAGCCAATCCAGTTAACCAACGAGGAAGAAGAACTCGCTGACATAATTATCCGCGTTTTCGACCTTGCAGGCTATCGAGGAATCCACTTGGGCGCAGCCGTTGCAATCAAGATGTCCTACAACCTGACTCGCCCGCACAAGCACAACAAAACCTGTTAAAGGAGTTTTATGGCTAAGGAGCTTAGTCCCTTACCTGGAATCAAAGTCCTACTTCTCGGAGACTCTGGCGTCGGCAAGACCTACGCCCTCCGAACCCTCGTAGACGCAGGCTTAACCCCCTTGTGCCTATTCACAGAAAACTCCTTCGACGTCCTTGGTGACGTGCCGAAGGAAAAGCTCCACTGGATGTACGTCCCGCCGATGCTGGAGAACCTTGAGTCCTTGAAAGAAATGGCTACCAGAATCGGTACCATGACTTTCGAGAACATCACCAAGGCTCACGACAACAAGCGGTTCACCGACTCCCCTGGATGAAGATGCTCGGGGCGCTCACAGACTTCACCTGCGAGCGCACGGGGCAAAAGTTCGGCAATATCGCCTCCTGGGGCACTGACAAGGCTTTCGTCATTGATTCGGGGTCAGGCCTGGGCATAGCTTCCCGCCAGAACGCGGTGGGCAACCGTCCAGCCCTCTCGCCCGCCGACTATGGCCTGATCCAGCGCCAGATCGAGTCCCTGATCAACCAGCTCTGCACCGCCTTCCGCTGTCATTTCGTCCTCAACTGCCACGCCGAGCGCGAAATCGATCCAGTCCAAGGCGGCATGAAAATCATGGCCTCGATGCCAGGGAAAGCTCTCGCCCCGGTCCTCCCGCGCTACTTCACAGACGTAATCCTGGCCAAACGCACCGGCGACAAGTTCCTTTGGGACACCGCTGACGCCCAAGCCGTCCTCAAGGCCCGCAACGCAGTCATCAAAGCGGACCTTCCACCCAGTTTCGTTGGTCTCGTCAACGCTTGGAAAAGCCGCGGCGGAATCATTGAAACGCAGTAGACGTATCTACTGTGCCTTTTCAACTCTTACCTAGGTAAACACACCATGTCCTTTAATCCAGAGCAGTTCATGAACTCAGTCCTCAACGACGCGAACAGCACGTCGATTCCGCTTTGCCCGCCAGGCGAATACGTCGGCAACATCACAGACGTAAACGTTGAATCTGGCACCATCTCGAAAGGTGACAAAGCTGGCCAGCCTTGGGTCAAGCTCAACGTCCAACTCGAGACCTCCGACGCTGCCGCTCTCGCGGGCACCCAGATGACCAAGCGCAAAGTTCGCGCCGGCATCATGCTGGATGTCAACGGCGAAGGCAACCTGGAAATGGGCGAGGGTCGCAACATCACCCTCGGGCGTTTGCGCGAAGCTGTAGGTCTGAATCAGAAGGGCGCTCCGTTTGCTTTCTCCATGCTCCCCGGACGTTCGACTCGTTTCGTTGTCAGCCACCGTGTTGACCGCGACGACGCGGCGAAGTTCTACGAGGATGTGAAGGCTTTCCGCGCACTGTAATTCACCGGGCGAAAGCGGATGCCGAAACTTGGGCCGAGTGAGACTCTATGAGCTTCCAGTGGCAGGGTATTAGGTGCAGCGAGTAGCCCTTTTTCTTGGGGAAACAAATGGCTTATAATGATACATACAGAGGACAACCGCAGGACCCACGGGGTGACGCGGCTGTTCGTTCTCTTGAAGTCCCAGAACAAATCGATCGACTGAAGTCTTCAGTCAAGAATCTCTACGCGATCACAGACCTCCTTAATCAGCGTCTTGAGCCCTTTCTTCGTTGTGAACCTCCAACGGCTGAGAAGGAACACATCCTACGAGGGGAGCCCGCCAGTCCCTTTGCTCGCCAACTTCATGACCTAAATCGTGAATTTCAGAACATCGCGAGCCGCATTGAGGGTGTCTTAAACCGATTGGAAGTGTAGTTGTGCCACGCATAGATCGCCCCGAGATGATGTGCCACGTTACCCCGTGTCATCGCATCGGGCGTTCTCCCACCCATCGCTCCGACGTTTTTAACCCGCCAAAAATCGATTCCCGATGCAACTCTACCCTCTCGCCACGATCAAAATCCCCGCGCACCGCCAGCGTCGAGACTTCGACCCTGACCGCCTTTCAGACCTTGCCTCGGACATCGAACGCAATGGACTGCTCAACCCCATTACCATCAGGGAGGATGGCCAGGATCGAGTTCTTGTTGCTGGAGAACGCCGATTCAAGGCGATCCAGATGCTTGACGAGATGGGGACGAGCTTCAAGTGCAATAACATCACAGTCCCGGCGGGCTGGATTCCCGCCCTCACCCTAGGAGAACTAGATGAACTCTCCCGTGAAGAAGCCGAACTCTCCGAAAACACAGTCCGTGTCGACTTATCGTGGCAGGAGCGCGCTGAGGCAATGGCTCGACTCGCACGTCTCAAGGAAATACAGCGGCCCGAAGCTACACCTGGACAAATCGCAGAGTCCATACTTCCTGATCACGCCGCCCCAGGACAGCGCATACGCGAGGCGCTTCTTGTCACTCGCCATATTGCTGCGGGAGACACTAACGTCGCTAAGGCGAAATCTCTCCACGACGCTCTCAAGATTATCAAGAAGAAAGACGACGCGGCCTACAACACGCAACTCGCGGCCATCATAGGCCTGGAAGCCACGAATGAGCGACACTCTGTATACCACGCCGATTGCCTTCAGTGGCTTCGGCAAACCTCCGATCGTTTTGACTGCATTGTCATCGATCCCCCTTACGGAATCGGAGCGGATAATTTTGGAGATGGGGCTGGCAAATACACTGCAATCGATCATGACTACAAGGACGGGCGGGAAGAAACCCAGACCCTCCTCACAAATCTCATGCCCCTTCTGTGGGAGGTGGCAAGACCTCAGTCTCACATCTACGTCTGGTGTGACATTGACCTCTTCCACTTCATCAGAGGGCGTCTCGAAGGAGCAGGATTCTGGACCCACCGCACTCCTTTAATCAACATTAAGCAGGAAGGGGGGCGGGTCCCCTGGCCTGAACACGGACCACGGAGAACTTATGAACTGGTATGCTATGCAGTTAAAGGTAAACGCCCAGTCACAGGAATATACGGAGATTCCTTTGCCAGTGCCTTTTCGAGCGGGGAATCCCACTCCGGCCACGGTGCAGCAAAGCCTGTATCAGCTTACTGTGAACTTCTCAAACGATCCTGCAAGCCGGGAGATCGCGTGCTCGACTGCTTTGCGGGCAGTGGAACAATTCTTGAGGCAGGTCATATGCTTGGACTCCGAGCCACTGCTGTCGAGCGGGAAGCTTCATATTACGGACTCTGCGTTCAACGACTCCAAGGACTTGGCAAATGATGCCGACGGGGCCTTGCCCGTCACCCCTGATGATAGTCGGGGAAGCGCCGGGAGTTGAAGAAGAGCGTATCGGTAAACCCTTCGTAGGAGCCTCGGGTCAAGAACTCGACCGGATGCTTCACGAGGCAGGGCTCCTCCGTTCCGAGGCCTTTGTCACTAACGTCTGTCGGGTTCGCCCTCCAGGCAACAACCTAGACTTCTTCTTCTCCCGCAAGAAGAAGCCTCCTCCTGGTCAATGGGAGCAGTTTAATGGAGTCTGGGCGAAGCCGGAATTGATTCAAGGAGTAGCTCAGCTTCAACGGGAGATAGCCTTATGCAAGCCGAAGGTGATAGTCGCACTCGGGAATCTTTCCTTGTGGTCGTTGACAGGGAAATGGGGAGTGATGGACTGGAGAGGGTCTGGATTAAAATACGCGCTGAATCCGGCGACGACTGTAATACCGACTCTCCACCCGGCAGCTATATTGCGCATGTGGTCATGGAGACCTTATGTTATCTGCGACTTGAGAAGAGTCAAATCCGCTATCACTGACCCGGTGGATGTGCCACCTTACAGATTCGTAGAAGCGCCACATTACGTCCAAGCCTACACCATCATTCAGTCCTTGCTGGCTCGAGTCCAGCGAGGGCCTGTCCACATAGCAGTTGACATAGAGACGAGAGCAGGCCACATCGCCTGTATCGGCCTCGGGTGGTCGAAATACGACGCCCTTTGCATCCCCCTCATGAAGTCCCCGGCGGGCAGTTACTGGCTCGAGACCGAGGAGTTCCACTTGATGAAGGTCCTCCGGGACCTCTTGACCCACCCGAATTGCCTCGTCTCCGGCCAGAACTTCTCCTACGATGCCCAATACTTTCAGCGTCACCTTGGCTACATCCCGAACCTGGCCCTTGATACAATGGTCACCCACCATGTCTGTTTCCCTGGTACGGACAAAGGACTGGACGTTCTTTCGAGTCTATATTGTGAGAACCACGTCTTCTGGAAGAACGATGGCAAGGAATGGCATCAGCGTCAGGATGAGAAGGTCCTCTGGCACTATAACTGTGAGGATGCTGTCCGGACCTGGGAGATTGCCGAAGTCCTAAGCGAGACCGTCGTGAAGCTCGGCCTAGAAGGCCCATGCCGCTTCCAGCACCGGATGTGGGGGCATGTAGTCCAGACCATGCTCGATGGCGTCAAGGTCGCCATCGAAGCGAAAAAGCAACTATCCTCTGAACTAGCCACGGAGAAAGCCGCCCGCGAAGCCTGGCTTGCTTTCGTCTTCGGCCATCCTGTCAACCCGCGGTCGCCCGCCCAGATGAAAAGGCTCTTCTACGATGACCTCAAACTCCCTGTTCAGTACAAGCGGACTAAAGAAGGTCCTCGCCCGTCTCTGGACGAAAACTCCCTCAAAACCCTCTCCAAGAAGGAGCCAGTCATCCGACCAGTCGTTAAGCGACTTCTTGAAATTCGTAGCCTGGGCGTCTTCAAATCAACTTTCGTTGACGCTACCCTTGACCGCGACCAGCGCATGCGCACATCGTATAACGTTGCTGGAACGGAAACGTATCGCCTCAGTAGTTCTGAGAACGCATTTGGTTCTGGCCTCAACATGCAAAACATCCCAGGGGAGAACAAAGATTCACCAGACGAAGAGTTTTACCTTGACCTGCCCAACGTGCGAAAGCTCTTTGTGCCTGACTCTGGATGTGAAATAGCAGACATGGACTTGTCCCAGGCCGATCTACGCATAGTCGTAGAGGAAGCCGATGAGGAAGAAATGCGCCAGCTCCTTGACGCTGGCCTAGACCCTTATACTGAAATTGCCAAGGAATTCTACAATGACAAAACCATTAGCAAGAAAGATTCCCGCCGTGCTAAGTTCAAGGCTTTCGCCCACGGAACCCACTACCTGGGAACACCAAAAGGTCTTGCTGGGCGCATTGGACTTTCTATTGCAGACGCTGAGAGAACGCAGAGTTGGTATTTCAAGCGCTTTCCGAAGATTCAGCACTACGGGGAGCGGATACGCAACTCTGTCGATAAAACCCGTTCAGTGTCCAATGTATTCGGGTACAGACGGTACTACTTCGATCGGCTTGACAGTACACTTTATAACCAAGCCGCTGCCTGGATCCCCCAGTCAACCGTCGGACTGCTAATAAACCACATCTGGGACCAGGTCCGTACCCACGCACCGGAGATTCGGGTATCCTTGCAAGTTCACGATTCCCTAGTCTTCCAGTACCCTATCGAGGTGGCCGATGAATGTAAAGCCAAGCTCCTCACACTCTCCAGATATCCGATCCCTTACACCCGCCCGCTCATCATCCCGACAGGTCTTAAAACATCCCGCGTTTCGTGGGGAGATTGTAGCTAATAATAAGGGGAGTTCATGTCCCGGAAACTCGGTGACTGGATCGATGGCTTTACGAGGTACGCCGCTTTTGGAGAAGCTCCGAAACGAATGTACTTTTGGGTGGCAGTGTCGACTATTGCGGGGGCGCTTCGCCGTCGAGTCTGGATCGACCAGGCTTATTTCCAGTGGTATCCCAATCTCTATATCGTTCTGGTTGCGCCTCCGGGAATTGTTTCAAAGTCCACCACTGCCGAAATTGGTATGTCTCTCCTGCGGCAAGTCCCTGGAGTTAACTTCGGACCAAGTGTCGTCACCTGGCAGTCCCTGGTCAAATCGTTCGCGGAAGCGTGCGAAAGCTTCTCCATAGGGGAGACTTATTACCCGATGAGCGCGCTCACTATTGTTTCTAGTGAGTTCGGAAACCTTGTCAACCCCAAGGACAAGGACATGATTGACATGCTGGTGAATCTCTGGGACGGTCGCTCGTTTACCAAGGCTACGAAGATGTCGGGGACCGACGAGGTGACAAATCCCTGGATCAACCTCATCGCTTGCACCACGCCAGAGTGGATCGCGGGCAACTTCCCCGAGTATATGATAGGAGGCGGCTTCACTAGCCGTTGCATATTCTGCTATGAAGAAGCAAAAGAGAAGTATGTTGCCTACCCCGGACTGGAAGTCCCTGCTGACCTCAAGGCACAAGAAGCCGACCTCGTACATGATCTTGAGCACATCGCCACTCGGCTGGCCGGGGAGTACAAACTGGATTCTGAAGCAGTGGCTTGGGGCGAGTGGTGGTATAAGTACTGGTACGAAGAGGGCTGCAAGGGCCTGGACACAGTCAGGTTCGGCGGGTACATAGCCCGGAAGCAGACCATGATTCACAAGCTGGCGATGGTCCTCGCTGCCGCCCAGCGGGATGAGCTAGTCATTGTTGAAGAAGATCTCAAGTCCGCTGACAATATGCTCACTGATCTGGAGCCCGCCATGTCCAAGGTCTTCGACCGCATCGGGATGAGTGACGCGGCATTCCAGCAGGAGCGGTTCTTGAAATGGGTCCAGTCGCGGGGAGGCATTTCCCAGTGGGCTGCGCACAACTACCTGCGCAAGTACTTCCCGGACAAGCAGATCGCGGGGAATATTCTGGAATCGCTGCTAATGTCGAACCAGATCAAGTTCGACGGGGTGATGATCCGGCCTACTTGGGAGGGTACAGACCTTCCCAGCCAGGCGGAAGCTCCATAGGGGCCTTCGCGGGATCGAACTGGCCTCGGGCCTTTAGTTCCTGCAGTATCCGATATCGCCGGATGTACTCAGGGGACAAGAACTCATCACCCTTAACCATCTGCATGGCCAGGGGATTATCGAACTGCATCGGCGCGCCAATAGCACTTTTCTTCGCCATGTTGGCAGCTTCTTCCCCAGCGATACTACGATAAGCCGTCCAGTCTGGGTGCGAGCGGCGTTTAGACATTTCTTTGAACAGCACCTGCGCTTCAGGGTTCTCCATCAGGTTCGCGGCTATCTGCGGACGCATTACTACAGCATTGCCTCCAGGGCCCAGTCCATGCTCTTTCTGCACAGCATGCGTTCCCTCGTGGGCTAGAATCCCGCGGACTCCATAAGGCCCTTCAAAGGAGCGGGCATTTGCTTCGATCCAGGACGGATCACCACGGAAGAAGCTCCCACCAGCTTTCTCGTCCCGCGCGACCAAGTTGACTCTCGTCGGCACATTCGCTGACTCGGGGGCATAGCGCAGCAGCTTCTCTAACTCTGCCCCTTCGTAGAAATCCTGGAGCCGCGTGTTCGGGCGTCCAGACATCACATCCATTACTGCGCTCTCAGGAAGCCTGCCCGCCGTTGTCGGAATAGCCTCAGCATACCCGGCCATCTGTCCCTGCTTTCCCACAACAGGGAAGACTCCCACCGCTTTCGCTGCGTCAGAAATTGAGAGACCGCTCTTTACCAGCGCCTGCATCCTCTGCACCAGACTAGCCCCAGCAGCTTTTATCACTCCTGCCCCTCCAGCATTCAGTACTATTTCTTCCGCCCGCTGTTCCGCAGGCTTCGCCATGAACCGCTTGGCGTCTTGGTCCATCTGGTACAAGTTCTCACGGGGATTCACAAACCAGTTCTTGACCCGTTTCTTCACTTCATCCAGGCCCGAGAAAACCTGGCCAAGCACCGGCTGGGGAGTATACCCTTCCAATGCTTTGGCCAGATCTTCTTTCGATGCCATTAGAGCCACCAGCGCGTGAACGCAAACTCTCCGTGTTTCGGATGGACTAGCCAGCTAGTTTGATGCGCTCTGGCGTGACGGCCGCAGGAGTGGTCGAAGGGATTGGTACCACTAAGCGACCCGCCGCTGTTATAAAGCAACGTGCTCACAGCAGTATGAAAGTGCCCAAAGACCATCTTGGTGAAGTTCGCCTCTGGCACATTCATCCGTTTCACAGCTTCCATCGCAGCCCGCCGATCGAAGCCGTAGTACGGAAGCCCGGCCCATCCCTTGATCTCGTGGCCGTGGAAGCATAGATAGCGCTCTCTGCCCACATTCACCAGATGGGAAGACTTCGTATGGATATTCACCTTGACGTTCTTCAGGTTCTGGGTGTGCTGCTTAATCGTATGCGCGACCACATACCCCCAGTTGTTCAACCCGCCATCCGAGGCCTGGTTTTTCCTCGTCATCCTCCCGTGATTGTCTATCGTGATCCAGTCGGAGTCAATGACTTCAAAGTGCGGAGCCAGCATCGCCACCAGCGCACCCAGGTCGTACCCGCAACGAATAGCCTGAACCGGAGCCGGATAAGCATTCGTCGTTTGAAGTTCGATATGGATGTCCCCTGAAACGTAGTCTCCAGTACCAATGATCTGGAGCCTTGGTATATGATAACCCGCCCGCTGGACCTTTGCAAAATCAATGACTCGACGGCCGAGTTCCTGGAGCCGAGCCGTAAAAATCTCAGGAGAGAATTCACCGAAGCCATCTACGTCGTCCCTTTTGGTAACCTCGCCATTGTGAAGGTCAGTCAGGTGCAGCACCATTGTGATCGGAGCCTGCCCAACATGGTCCTTCGGGTTATACAACATCGGCTTGGGCTTGGTCCCAGTAATCGCGTCAGTAAGAGCCAGCACGCGCTCGCGGGCTTCCCCGGTCGCTTTTTGCTCTTGCTTGAGCTTGGTCTCCAGCCCGCGGACTTG